GGTTCGGGATGACTTATCCCATATCTCGAACACGACGCCGACCTTAACCAAGGACCGCATCTGTTTGTCAGAGATGTCTTTCTGGTTCTCGACGTCCTGCAGTTTGACCTTGTCGGCCATTTCCTTGCCGAACATCTCTTCGAGTTGGTCATACGGCATCTCGTGCCGGAAGCCAACCCAAGGTACTATCTTCCAGGTCTTGCCGGCGCCCATCCGGAAGTCGTCCCATTGGACATGCTCGGTCGTGCTCGACTCGTCGGCCAGCTCCTCATCGGGAGTCTCGTGCTCATCGTCTTCTGACGGGCGCTGATCGGCCGGGCCGTTGAGCCAGGTGTCGTCATCATTGGGGTTCGTCCCCGCGGCAGCGTCCGGTGGATCGGTTTGGGATACGTTCCCCTCCGATTCGCCGGGCTCGCCCTGTGCGGTCTCTGACGCGGGTCGAAAGGTCGGTTCGTACTTGACGCGCGCAACGCCGCGCCCAGGCAAACACACGTCAAGGACGAGTGCCTGCATTTCCGTGTCGAAGTCGTACTGGTCCAGCGAGAACGTAATCGCGCGCTGAAGGATTGTGCTTGCGACCTTGCCGACTGGATCGGCGTCGCGGAAGCGGCGGCGAACGTCCGCCTTCGGCATCGAGTTGTAAATCGACGGCCGCAGCGTCTCTGTGTTCGACCAGAGAATGTTGAACGAGTTACCGCGCTGGTCCTTGGACTTGTAGATGTCCCAGACCTTCTTCGCCTCGGTGCGCCAGTCGCTCTCGCGCCGGTCGGCGAGGTCCCATTCAGTCAGCCAACGCTTAACCTTGCCCTTCGGAGTCGAATCGACTTCGCGGGTGGTAGTGCGGGGTTCGTCGGCTGCTGAGTCTGTCATGTATTCTTAGCCGTACGCGACGACGTCGATCTTGGCGCCCGCGAGCTGCGAAATAACCTGCAGCGCGTTAGGATTGCCGGTGTAGACCAGCTCCTGACCGGCGGCGAGCGGGTAGCCCACGGTCGCAGTCGGAGCAACACCATCATCGCGCCATCGGATGGCCTGCGTGTTCGGCGTCAGCCGCAACGTCTGTGTACCTGACGGGATACCGGCGCCGGCTGCTGCGCCAAACGTCAGTGCGGTCATGACCGTAACGGTATCAACGACGCCGCCTGCGAAATTTGAGTAGCCCAATGGACGATCAGCGCGGGTGACTTGGGAAGTTGACATCTATTACGGTCCTGAGAAATCTTGGGGTTTGGGCAGGTTCTGGTCGTTCGTGGACTTGTTGCCGCGCAGAGCGCGCGCCAGCAACCCGCGCCTGTTCTCGACGGGCTGTCGCGTGACGCCGCCGTGTGGCATCTTTGGAACTGCCGCCGATGGCGTCGCCGGCATAGCAGGCTTCATCGACTCGAATGCTCTGGGGTTGAAGCCTAACTTGAGTACTGACACGTTGTTCCTGGGAAATGGCTGACAGAGTTGGAGTCGAACCAACGACAAGCGCATTAACAGTGCGCTGCTCTACCGACTGAGCTATCCGTCAAAATTGGCGACCCACCGAGGAATCGAACCCCACTCAGCAGAGATTTGGAGTCCCGCCGGGTCCCAGACCGCGAGCCATGCACCTTTAAAGGCACTTAAAGGGGCACTAACTGCTTTAATGCCCCTTTAAAGGCACATTAGAAGCCGCGGTCCCGCGAGATGCGGCGCTGGCGGCTTGCCGCGACCAACTCGTTGAAGGTGGTCGTGGTTGTTATGATCTTCGCGTTGTCGTACTTCGCTGGCGGCGGGCGCGGCGGTTCGCCAGGACGTATCCAGGGTCGGGCCATACAGGCGTATCGCACTGTGTCCGCCGCGTGATCCTCACCGTCGCTGTCCGCGTCCTCCGGCTTCGTGGTGCTATGCTGTAGCATCGGCACGGTACGGATCGTGTCTTCACACGTCGTGAAGAAGTAGATCATCGGCCGCATGAGCAGTTGTTCTGTGAACTGATCGCGGTCCTCGATTCCCTTCAACCTGCTGCGGAACGAATCCCAGCCGGTGATGCGTGAGTTATCGGCCTTCTGAAAATAGACCTTCTTCCCACTCATCTTGCTCATGATGCTCGGGCCGCCGTCTTCCTTGGCGATACTCGGGTCAGCATGGCTCATGTCGATCTTCTCGCCGCGGTCCTCTCGTTCCTTGATGCCATCCGCGACTTCCTCCGCGGTGAGCTTTATCCCCACGTTGGGCTCGTTCGGCTTCATCCCGTAATACTCGCGGTAGCAAATCAATGCACCGGGAGGGTAAGGGTAGACGCTACCGTCCGACACCGCGAACCACAACACACAGAACGGCTTGGCCGAGCCCCAGTCGAGCGCGCGGAAACGCACCCAGCCTCTCGGGATCTCGAACGGATGAATCACGTGCCGAGCGATATTGAACTCGGGGAAGTACGCTCCCGCGATGACGTTCCAGTCACCGTCGAGATACATCTTCACCAGCTCGGGCGAGCCCAGGTTCTGCAGACGCGCGATGTACTCTGGATCATTCTTGAGCAGTATCTTGTTGTCTGTCAGGCAGGACCGAACAAACATCTTCGAGGCTCCCCCGACTACATCTGGAGGCAGCAGTACGCTGCCCAGCGGGTGCCGGTCAATAGCCCATTCCGACTTGATCCAACCGTGCCCCACGCCACCGGGGTTGCCGGTGCCACGGATACGCTTGTTGGGGATCGCCATGCCGCCATTACGTAGGCGGGTCTTCATCTGTCGGTAGAAGGTCGGTGTTGCCCAGTGCGGCAACTCGTCGTACCCCATCCACCCGTAAGCGTGGCCCTGATACTCCATCCAGCTATCGTCATTCTCGGCGTGGCGCATCTTCAGCGTCGAGCCGGTCGGCCACTTCCATGTCTTTTCAGTCGCGGACCAACAGTCTTTCGACATGCCGAACCACGCCGGGTAAATCTCTTTACTGCGCGCCATCAGCTCTTCGAGCTGTGGGTAACTCTTACGGAAGACGACGCCGTGCCAGTTAGCGCCGTACGTCGGGACATCCTGGGCGAAATCCCCTAAAAGATAGTCGGATTTGCCTCCACCGACCGCGCCGCCGAAGAACAACTCACCGACCCAGTGTTTCTTGATCGCCTCCAGCTGCGGCCCGTCTTGGGCTCTCCAGGGAATGCTAATCTTCGGGGCAGCCTCAGCCACGCGCCCGCATCTTCTTTGTCCCCACGCCCAACGCGCGACGGGTACGATAAGTGAGCGATATGCGGTATCGTTCCCGCGCATCCTCAGAGAAGCGCGTAGTGATCTGCTGCTGAAGCATCACCGCCATCGGGCTAGCCATCAACTTCACACTCAACGCGCTGGATCGGCACGTGGAAAGTCAACAAGGCGTCAATACAACGGCTGCCGTAAGGATGCTTCATAGGCACCGACTGGTTATGACTCCCATAATGAAAGCCAGACGCCGGTATGAGTGCCTGCACGCAAATAGAACACTGCGCGTATGATGGCCCCGTAAGAACGACGTACTTAGCCATCGAGCACAACCTCGGCGTCCACGTACTGCACCGGCACGCGCATGCGCCTCATGAAGTACTTGCACTGCGCGTACTTGTCGCAGTACAGCTCGGCATGTGTCGGTTGCGTCGAGAGGTCCAATGCTTTACCCGTCATCACAGCGCCGCAATGCGTGCAGTTATGAACCGGGTTGCACATCACTTGGACCGTGCCGAATTTCATTTCGATTGCGCTTCGAGCACGCGCAAGTCGTTGGCAGCGTCCGACACTGCGTGCCAGTCGGCCTGCTGGACCTTCGTTTCCAGGTAGGCGATCAGCACCGCGCGTGCTTGTGCCACTCTGGCAGTTTCGTTCAGTGGCTCGTAACCGGTGTAGCGATGCCACGTCTCAGTCTTCAGGTCCGGGCCGTGACAGCGCTCGGCTGCGTTTCGCGCAAGCCATACGGCGTCACCGCTATACCCTTGGATGATGTCGCCGATCCCACTAATCTGTTCCATGCTGACGTTCATCGTTGCTCTCCGTGCCGGTTGCGGCGTTAGGAAACAAACTTTAATTACGCGACGCGCTATTAAAGGGAAGGCGGCTTCGCTTTACTCGGAGGGGTCTTCAGCGTCCGGGTTGTGCGGACACTTGTCGGTCTCGTCCGGGTCCTGGCAGGGCGTGAACACCCACTCGCCGCAGTACCCGCACTTCTTCTCTGTGATCACTGGCTCGCAGCGTTCACAGCCTGGTCAATCTGGTTCCCGCGGTTCTGCAGCAGCGTCGCGCCCTGCGCGGCGATACCCGTGCCGACAGTGGCCGGCGTCGGGGTCGCCCCGAGCTGCGGAAGGATGCCCATCTCGCGCAAAGCGGTTGCGAGGAGCTGAAGCTTCGTGCTAGGCTGAGGTGGGGCGGCGTCTGGCATGAGTATCTCGATGAAAAGGAAAAGGGTGTCTGCACCGGAACCGTGGCTGGCCGTATCACAGCCCTTTGGACTCGGTATTCCGATGCGTCGACGCGACTACCGCGGGATTAGCGTCATCCCCCTTACGGGGC